AGTTCAGAAAGTGTTTTTAAGTATCTCTCGCCAATTCCTATTGACGCCGCTTGCCTTACTGGAATTGCATCGTGATTTCCTTTGCATATCTTTACGTTTGGAAACGCTGTTACAAATTTTTTCACTTCTTCAATGCTCATATCTAACTCGTCATATGCGCCTTTAGCTCCCGGCTCTGATTGAAATCGGCTTATAGCATGATTATCCACTATGTCGCCGCAACATACTGTTTCACGAACGCCATATTTTTTAAACGTGTCTATGCAAAATTGAAGATAGTTCGTGTGATTAAACGGTATGTGTATATCGGAAAAAACGCCAACAGGCCTTTCTATCTTCTTTTCTTTTGACTTTGTTATGCTCCGAATATGCCCGCGTACCTTTTCTTTAACCTCAAAGTGATTCAGATTTGTAAACGTTGGCATTAATTCGTTTGCTATTCGTGACCAATCTCTTCCGTACAGAGAATATAATTCCTCTGCTTTCTGCTTCCAGTCCGTATAATCACTCCTTTGATATTGATTTTGCACAAAAACCACAATATGTTGTGTTATTAATTGTATTATACAACAACATGTTGATTTATGCAACGGTGAACGAAAATATTTTTACCATACTCTTTTTCCGATTTCGATCTTATTGCACCACAAATTTCTCAATTCATTTTCCAAAAGTGAAAGTCCGTCCGGGCTATCATCGTGTTTTACCTTTCCTGATCGAGTGTATGTGATAAGCTCTCTCATCATCATCCCATATTGATCTGTTGCCTTATAAAGCGATCTGTCTTTGAAATAGAAATGCTTGATAATACCATCTGAAGCATTTTCTATTCGTGTTCTCTTATTGCTTATTGTTCGTTTAGTTCTTATGCTGCATTTACCACCTAGCTTTTTAACTCCATCGTCAACATCCCTTGCATAATATGTTCCCGCTGCATTGCTTTCAAATGTTGCCGTTTGCACTTTGTGAACATGTAGCTTTTTTGCACATTGCGGTTTAGTCACATCTGGTGGAGAGTTATCAAACACGCAGTCTTCAATAAAAACATCATCCCCATAAATATAGGCTATAGGCATCATTACGCTATCCTCACCGGATTCTGCTGTATCGCAAACCGAAACTATTGCATCCGAGTCGAAATCGGTTGGAAGCTGGAAATACCTGTTTAGCTTGCTCTCTGGGAACATAAGTCCCTTTGCTTCAAATGGTTGCTGCTGGAACTCGCTCTCCCATTGTTCTTCCGAAAGTAATAGTCTTTCATCACGCAAATAACCTGTTGTAAATATTTTTTTTCCGTCTTTCATATGCTCGTAATTGCTCTCGTCTGTTATTGGATCAAGCGCAGGAATTTCTATTGACTTCCATCGCCATCCAACCTTTTCGGCATGCTCTTGTAAACGGCCTATAGGATCATATAGGCTATATCTTGTCCCGGCTGCTACAATTGGTGTTCCCTCTATTCTTCTTCCAAGAACATCACCGGATAGACGCTCCCACTTTTCTTCTAATCTGTCCCTGTTTTTGGCCTCCTCTCTACTTTCGACAAGATCATCAAGATAAAGTAAATTTGTTGCTTCCGATAGACCTACTTGTGTTGCATCAATAGATCGGCACATGATTGTTGGAAATCGGCTGTTTGTATTTAGATTTATAGTTTTAAGGTCGGCGCTACCTCCGACAACTCGTGAAGCTGGAAAAACATCATAATGTAGGTATTCTGTATTCTTTGGATCAAGAAGTTCTCCGCAACCCTTATAAAACGAGTTTACAAGTGCAGAACCAGCTCCCTCCATAAGCGTTGATTTGTCAGGATATTTTCCGCTTATCATATTTGTAAAATTTATTCCAGTTTGCGATTTTCCGGTTCTTTTTGGCTGGCTAATAGTAAGTAGATCCAGCTTCCCGTCAAGAACATCTTGATATCCTTGCACCATTGGCTTTAAATAGTGCATGCGCGGCTGGTAAAATCTCTTTTCAGGCGGACGATTCCATTCAATATAAATGAGGTATGAATGAAAATCGTCAGTTGCCGCATATAAATAAGTCTTTTTGTTCAGATCATAGAATTTACCCATCAGCGCAATATCTTTTGAAGCAAGGACCATCTTTGCAGTTTCACAACGTAACCGTAAATTATATTCAAGCGAAGTTTTTTTGTCTTCATCACCTATAAACCTAAGGTTATCAAAATAATCTTGATACGCTTCAAAATCTTCTGGCTTATTCAGGATTGATTCTCTTATTTTTTTTTCAAGATCTTCCATTTTTCACTCTCCGTTTTTAAAAATAAAAAGGGCCACGATTATTAAATCGTAGCCCTTTTCAGCTGTTCCGCTTACCCATTTGCAAGCGTCATTATTCAGTTTGTGCTATATCTATTTATATTTTATATTTGATATTTCAACACTAGCCATTGACAGATATATGTTTTTTTCTTTGGCTTTTTTTTCAATTGTATCCCAATAAATCTTATATTCTACAGTTTCTCCAGGATGAATTGTAGATTCTATTTCGTCATTAAACGTAAAATCCTTAAATACAGCGTTGTCAACCTTTAAAATAGCGTCAACATTTTTAAATGTTTTGTTTGTCTTATTCGTTATCTCATACAAATAATAATCCGTATTTACCGTTCCGGTCTTTTCAACTCTTTCTACATATTTTATAGAAAAGTTTCGTTCCCATGATGTGCTTTTTTGCCAAACGACACCAGAAGTAATTAAAACCACCAATACTATAGATCCAATTATTATAAGTTTCTTTTTCATATTTTTCCCTTTCGTATCAATATATTTACATAATATCTCACATTATCTTAAAAATCAATCACTATTTTCCCATTTCTACAATACTGATATAAAAACTAATATTTTTATCCACAATATTCTTATATGTTACGCCACTATTTTTTATATCATATATTCCGTCTTATGCTATATGTCAATTTTAAAAGTGTTACATTTCTTTAGTGAGTTCGTACCATTTTGTACGGCCTATTCCTAGTTGAGAACAAGCACCGTTGACTGTAAATAGACCGTCTTTTTGTTTTTTAAAAATTTTTTCAAAATCTGAAATGTCTTTTGATGGTCTTCCCATAGCGTTTCCGGTCTTTGCAGATATATGCTTTCCGTTTTCAACATGCATAGCATCGATACCTTCACGCTGACGCGCACGAATTTTATTCCGTTCTTCTTCTGAAATCGCTCCTAGAACTTCTATAAGAATGTTATTTATCATGTCGAAAATCCACGCCTGACCATCACACTCAATAAGAGTAGTAGGGACATTGAGTATTCGCGCAATGATTCCTTTGTCTTTAAAATACCGCAGCTCGGATTTAACTTCTTCTTTGTTACGGCCCAGTCTGTCTAGTTCCTTAATAATCAGTTCATCGCCTGAAGCTAGTACAGCTTTCAATTTTACATATTCTTCCCGGTCAAAATCTTTTCCAGACTTCTTGTCTTTGTAGATGTTTTCATCGATAAGTTCCGGGCAATAGTCACGAACTGCTACAATTTGCCGATAAAGACTTTGATCCCGGCTTGATACTCGCAAATATGCATATTTCATTCTGCCCTATACCACCCTTCCTTTTCTGTTGTATCACGCGGAACAATCATTATTTTATAATCCATAAGGCGAAGCATTTCGTCTAGCTTTTTTATGCTGATATTTTTTTGTGAAAGACGCCCGCTCAATACGTTGCTCTTTATTCTAAGTTTATCGGCCAATGACGCAACCTTTACATTTTGAGATTTTATTATAGCCTTTACGATTTTAGCAGCTTCCATTTTTGTTACCTCCGTTCTTTATGATCCTAGTATAACCAAGATATTTCTGTTTGTCAAGATATTTCTAATATTTTTTCCTCTTTTTGTTTTTTTGGTGGTAGAAGGGCTAACCCCGGCGTACAGATCATGCGCATATCCCCCCCTGGGTAGGTGCTGCGCATGTGCTTCTTTTTTTGTCCGAAAAAGTACACTTAAACGACACATAAAAATAAATCAGAAATATCTGAAAAACTTTAAATAAAACCCTTGACAAATCAGAAATAACTGATATAATAAGAATGTATTCAGATATAACTGATTATAATATACACATAGCACAGACACCCGGCACAATACAGAGCATAGCACAGCAAGCCTGGCGCATTGATTAAAAGAACATGATCTACAACGTTTCTTTTTAATCGTGTCAAAAACGCGAGATATTGAACAAATACATCTATAAATAAAGGAAGTATAACAACAATGAAAAACAGTTACATTGAAAAAGCAAAAACAATTAGAAAGAATCTTATAACAACAAAAGCCGAAACGGGCGCGCAGCCCGTCCACCGTGGAACGGTCTCCCGGTGCTGATGAGGTAGACCACAAAAGAAAAGGCGCACCCGCAGCCGACCAAAGCAAAACGGGAACGCCCAACACAAACCGCCGCGCGGCTGCTTCTATATTGTAGCAGACCGGCGGCAGAAAGTAAAGGAGAAAAGAACCATGTTAAAAACCAATTCTAAACAAGCCGCCGAAAACGTCCGCGCGTATATCTGCGATCGCTTCGACTTCACCAATTACGACGACAGCAGCAGACCAGAGCCGCAGACATTCCCAGAGATAGCCGCTTTTATTCTCAAGTGCTTCCGCTCGGAGAAGTACAGCACACCGGAAGACTTCCGCTATTATCATACCGAAAATGCCGCTTTTGCGGATTGGTGCGCCGGGCTTCCCTCCGTCCTTGATACCTGTTATTTTTATAACCGTTCTGCCGTTGACGATCTCGGCGCGATCCTGGAAGAGACCGACACCGAAAAAGAACGTTACACCGAAGAAGCCGCCGAAAATCTATTGACCTCATTAATTTATAAAGAGCTTATGAAAGGAGCGCGCCAATAATGAAAAAGTATACACAAAGACAGATCAAGAACTATATCAGAGACCACGCCGCCAAAGATATTACAAATTACGATTTTAACCAAATGAAAGAATTTTTACACGCTCGCAACCTTGAAAAAGTCGCGTATTCCTCTGGCATTTATGGAATTAACGCCGGGTTATTAAGAGACTGCGACACGGGGGAACTATTCGCCATAACTGCGAGAAACTCCGCGTTGTTTATGGCATTTTAATAGCAGAGTGGGCGCGGACATTTCCGCGCTTAATGCAGCCGGGCAGACGGTCACAAGCTCCGACAGCCTACGCATAATTAATATAAAGGTTGGTGATGAAATGGTTATATTGGTTCCGATATTTTTCGTTATTTCGATCCTTGCGAACCTTGCAAAATAGCATAACGTGGTATAATCAATTTGGTTGTTGCAACAAATGCAACATCTGCACATCAAAACATTAATAAACAATAAAGCCGCCCGCGGGCGAGAGCGGGAGAAGGATCTAAAAATGAGCAAGTATTTTATTGACTATGGGACTGGCGCTGGAAATGAGTATGTAACAGGAGAACTAAAAGCAGCCAAAAAAGTAGCCGATGAAGGTGCATGTTACACCCAAACGTCCATTAGCATCTACAGTGTGGATGATGAAGGAAATCACAGTAAAAACCCCGTTGCCTCTCGTACATGGTACAGTGTACCGTTTGATCCTGATTTGTACGAAGACGGCGAGGACGCATATATTATTAAATTTGGAAATGAATACTTTGACGAGTGGACAGAAGAGTATTAAATTATATAAAGTTTTAAGCGCTCCAGTTAGAAACCCCCCAGGAATGGGGGGCTTTCTTTTTTGCCGTTTTATTGAAACTCGTTGAAAGGCTTAAATTTTCGTTTTAGAGCCTTTTAAGCACTGTCTGATGGTTTACTCACAAAATAGTGAAGATGAAGCCACGCGGAATATTTAACGGCAAATAAGCATATTGACGCATCAAACATGATCCAACGCATTTTTATCCGCGCATACGGCAGCGCATCCCGGCCAATTTATTTCGAAAAAAGAAAAACGCGCCTGACCACCATTCAAGGAGACTGGGCGCGTTTTTTTGCTTTCTTATAGTCGAAAGTCGTCCGATATTTTTGAAAAGTCGCTAGGCAAAGTCGTGAAGTCTCTAAAAAGTCGCTCGATCCAAAAAGTCGTTAGTCGTTTTCGCCGTTGATAGTCGTTTCTGGCAGGGCGGCTTTGTACTTGTTTTTTAAAGTCGCTTGATCTGTTTCCTCTCCAAGTGGGTTTGCCGGGACGATATTATATGTCTGCTCGTCCTTATAGTCGAACATATTCTTGCCAAGGAAGATGCCTGAAGCCGGATTTACCTTGCCATTCATCATGTAGTCGACCCATAATTCCTCTAAAATATCGACTGCTTTTTTTATCAAGTCCGAGTGTGTTTGGCCTCTATAATCCCCTCTTTTCCAGTTATTTACGGTATCTCTGCTAATTCCGATCCAGTTTCCCATTCCTTTCATATTTGGTTTTCTGTCGTTATCGATGCAGAATTGAAAATAGTCTTTAATGCGTGTTTCAACTTGTTTTGGATCTGAAATATCTATTTGGGGGAGAGATAAGGAAACCATCGCATTGCGCAAGTATCTTGAATTATCTCCGGGTTTAGTGTTTTCTTCTCCGAACTTTTTTAAATCCGGTCTGTTGCGTGTTTGTTTTGCTTTAACAATTTGTTCTCCGGCCTCTTCGCCTGTATTTGCCTTAACTGTTTTAGATTTGGGGATAGTCTTCGATTTTGATTCGGGCATTTGTTTTCTCCTTCGTGTTATTTGTCATTTGTTTTTATTAAGTCGTCAATAGAAATGCCATAGCACTTTGCCAGTCGATAAGCTGAATATAATGTCGGGATGCTTTTCCCATTTTCATAGTTTGAAATCTGCGGCTGCGTCATGTCACAAATTTCCGCAATTGCTTCATTCCCGATTGTGTGGAACGAATGAATTTCTTTTAAGTTTTTCGCAAATGCTTTTGCAAACTCTTCCTTTGTTAAAGTCGCCATAAATACCTCCCTAAAATTGTTTTTAACTTTGTAGTCAGATGCACCCTCTCAGTCCTTTTATATATTCCTATATATTATTATATATAACATTTTATAAACTAATATAGAATATGATCTGACTACAGAAAAAAATCTCTGTAACCGTTGAAAATGGCTCGTTTTCCGTAGTCACGCTCTATATGACTACAAAACGCCTGTCGTCAACTTTAACATAGATTTTTGCATTTAATTTGTTCATATTGCACAATGTCTTGTTATGCATGGCTTACGCATGTAAATTCCTTAAAAAGCGAGAACTTTCTAAACTTCACATAATTTCTCGTTTTTGCTCCCGTAGCCACATCAATTCAAATTTGATCTGACTACAAAATTCAGGGCTTTTTTATCAATTCATACCCCCTTTCTTTTCGCGGATTTCCAGACGGATTTCTAGCAGATATTTCGTATTTCTCATAAATTTTGTTTGCACACTTCAGAAACTCTGGATGGAATCTGTTTGAAGACATAGGCCTATGCCCGTTACACTCGCACCACATTCTGTATTCGTTATATAGTGATAACCTAGAAATCTTAATTGGGGAATCGTCAATAAAATCATCAACAAAACACCTTATTGGATTGCTCGCCTTGCTAAACGCATCGACAAGATTTCTATGCTCGTCCGTTTCGGTAAATGCTCCGTAATGTAAAAGGCCTTTGTACCCATTATAAGCCCAATTGAATATTCCGGAAAGCTCTTCTGCCAACTTGTCATAAAGAGAAATGTCCTTTTGCTTTTGGAAGATATCGTCTGGATCAGGGAAATCAACAAACTTGCAAGGAAAGTCTATTATGATTAGGCGGCGCAATAGGCCATCCGAAGTATCAGAAGACTTAATCTGTCCGTTGCAGCAAAAGACAAGCTTTGACCTAGATGTAAACGTGATATGATCTTTTCCTTTATAACATGCTTGAATTGGCTCACCGGATGCAATTTGCTTTAATACTTCCTCTGTGCTTGACAAGTCCGATTTTATTTCTCCTGCTATGTTTAGGATGGAGTTCCTTAAATGTATTCGCTCAAATGCTTCTGTCATGCCGTTGGGCGTTATATGCGTTACGTTTACCTCGCCAAACAATTTGTTTAATATTTTGGTGTAGACGGTCTTTCCGTTTCCTCC